TCGCTCCGCGCTACAGCCGCGATACGCAGGCCATAGCGTTCGAGGGGCGTCACTTCGACGATGTCATAGGTCCGTGCGCTCCATAGCAGCCGGTCCGTTGGGCCGAGATCAGCCAGCGCCGACGAAAGGCGTACCTCGAACACGTCCGAAACGCTTGCGCTCAACTCGGCCGCAGCCAGCGTCTCCCGCGCGGAGGCACGCCGCCAGCTTCCCCACACCGTGGCGATATCCGTCCACGTCAGCGTCTCCCCGCCAAGCGCGTCGGTCACTTTCCCAGCCCGCTGCAGCGTGACCCGCTGGTCGAGTTTGGCAGCGGCGAAGCCCATCAGACACCTACCCGCCGATATGGCGCCACAAGTGCCGTCGCACCGAACGGCAATTCTGAAACGATATTGCCGACGTTGACCGTCTCGCGATTGGCGAACCAGTGCCCGACCGTCAGCAGGATCGCCTGGCACAGCGGCTTGGGCACAGCGGCCGCGGCGCCATAGCCCACGACCATGGTGATCCGAACCCGATCTTCTCGCACCCAGCTCGTCGCCGGGATCGCGGCCGTCGTCAGCAGCTCGACGCAGGATCCGCCGACTTCCTGCTGCAGCGCGTAGTTGGCTGCATCGAAGGTCTGCCAAGTGCCGCTCGTGTCGCGATATTCAACCGTCACGGTCTGCACATCGGGGAACGGAAGATCGAACTCACGCTCGAAACACTCGAAGCTTTGCGTCCACGTCTGGGTGACGAGGCACCGCCCGAGAATCCCGCTCCACCCATCGAGATGCGCCGTTGCAGCCTCGATGTACGCGTCAAGCAGATCGTCCCAGTCCGTATTCGTCCCATCGATCTGCAGCTGGGCCTTCGCCTGGCTGCGGCTGACCGGCTGCTCGTCCGGCGCCACGGTGCGGATGGGAGCAAACATCAGGTCCTCGAGAACAAAGCGACGAGCGCAAGAAGCCGAGCCCAGCTCGCGAGAGCCAGGGCGACGATGACATAAATGCGAGGCATGACCGGTCGGCCCTCGTTAAGTGTCTGACCACGTCGGGACTTGCGGGCCGCGCCGGCAGCCCTATCTCTGAAGGCGAACGCGCCGGGCCCTGGCAGGCCGCGGCGCGCTCTGACCGCAACCGATCCTATGGAGATCAGTCATGGCTTCGCTCGACAGAGCACCAATTCATATTGCCCGCAACACCGCGCCCGATTTCCGCACAGCTGCCGAGTCCTACATGCAGCACGGCGGCGAGGCGCGTTACCTCGAGCCGATCTGCGCCTATTTCGGCGAGTCCCGCTCACCGCACTGACGCCCTTTGACTTCAAGCAGATGGCCCTCGCCATCCTGCCCAATCACTCCGGCGCCACGCGCAACCGCCAGGCCATCACGCCGGCCAAGGCGGTCATGTTCCAAGTCAAGCGGCGAAGGTGTCAGGCCGCAACCGACGCAAATACGCGAGGATGCGGAAAAACCCTCACGATCTCACCATCGAGGAGGCCACCGCCCTTGCCGTAGGGGTCCAGGCTCTTCGCGACTTCGACAGAAAGTCCGTTTTCGACCACCAGAGGATTGTTGCCGTAAGCGCCCCACTGCTTGTGGAACGGAGCGACACCGAGGGATCGGCAATCAGCAACGACATCGCGAACCCAGTTTGGGTTCATTGGCCGGGCTCCGCCACCACTCTCGCCACCCGAAATCAACCAGTCCGGCAAGAAGTCAGAGCGCGTCAGCCGCAGAGGCCCGATGGCAGGTTCGTAGGACACGAAGCGGACCATTGCTGGAATCGCAGCGAGATGAGGCCAGCGCTGATCATACCGGTCCTGATCTTCAGCAGTCATTCCAAGCCACACGTTGGCATAGCCATCACCCCAATCGAGGGGCAGCATTTTCTTGATGTTCTGCGGACGCTTCGTCAGCAGCAGCCAGTCAAGGGAAGGCGTCGACCTAATCATATTGAACAGATCGGTGCGCCAGCCCTTCTCGGCCTGATTGTCGAACACATCCGCGAGCGAAGCACAGAAGACCCGCTGCCTGCGCCCGTGGGTCGCGCCGAACTCCCCAGCACGGCTGTTCCATATAGCTGGCGCCTTCCAGTAGTGATCGGTCGTCCGCTTGCGAGGACTGTTTCCCCACTTTACGTGACCGGAGCGCTTCGACCACGCCTCTGCATAGCAATGGTCGCAGCCAGGGCTGACATTGGTACAACCCGTCCACGGGTTGAAAGTGTGGTCGGTCCACTCGATCCGCGAATTCTCGGCCATCGTATCCTCTCTTGGTCAACAGACCTTGCCAGCCTGAGGTTGATAACGACTTACCCCAATTTGGGGCAGGTATTGTGGCGGTCTTGCAAGAGATGGCTCCTCAGTCTGCTGGAGCAAGTCTGGTGGCACGACCGATAGTGTTTGTAGGTTTCGTCGGGGGGCGAAGCGGCGGCCTCGCCGGGGGGTACGTGCCTACGAAAACCTTACGCACTGTAAACCCCACAATTGGGCCCAGCCGGCCGGCGGAAACGGTAAGTGCCCGCGGCGAGGATCGATGCCGGCTGCTCACTGGTGAGCTGTCCGATCAGGTGATAGGCGCCGGCGTCGTCTTTGACCTCGATGAAGACCTGGACGGCCTCGCCGGTGCCCTTGAGACCGAAGAGGGTGTCGCTCGTTACCGTGGTATCGGAGGAACTGGCAGCGGTCGTGCCAGCAGTGAGGACATTGGCAGCAGCCATGTCGATTTCCTTTTCAAAATCGGGGGGAAGCGCGGGGAGAGCGGGAGCAAGACCGCTCTCCCCGCTACGGGGTGGCAATCCCCGATTCTTTAGGGCGTGATGCCCTTGATCCGGCAGAAGCGGGGACCCCATCATCAGTCTCGCCCTCCATCGGGCGAGGCCTAGGGGTCCCCGCTTGAAACTGAAATGTACCCCCACCGACCCCCTCGCCCGATCCTAGGGTAGGTTGGGCCGTTTAGCGGCCCGCCATGCTGCGGCGCCGCTCTTGCGCGTGGGGTTAGGTGAGCCCTGCACCGCGCAGCGCTTCTGCCTTGGCCTGCGCCATCGTGGTTACATCCTCAGGCGCCCATCCGTCATAGAGCATGCCACCGCTGACGTGCGTCACACGAATGTAGAACGTGCGGCCTGGAAGACTTCTGTCGCGGTCGATCTCGATGTCAGCATCTGGCCGGCGACCCCAAAAACTGTGGCGAGTTGACTTCAGGACGTCCATTTTCGAACCCTTGAACCCTGCGAGCTTTGGGCGGTCTATGCGCTGCCGGTGACGACGCAGTTGATCACCATGCCCTTGGCAGTCTTGATCGACTTGCCCTTGTAGGTCATGCCGGACCGGCTTGCGTCGCCCGCGAGCTTCACACTGTAGGTCACCGAGGCATAGTCGGGCTGCCCTGCGAGCTCGCAGATCTTCTCATGCGTCAGCGGGTCATCATGCACCCAGCTCACCGCCGAGCCGTTGATGGTGATCAGGTCAAACTCAAGCGGGAAACCCGTCATCCGACCGATGTGCATGCGCGCCTCGAGGCAATCCTGCGCCTCTTCTGCCGAACCGTGATCGTGATCGCAGCCGGCATAGAACCCGCCGCCTTCATCGCTGTCGGCGCACAGGTGCCAGAGTCCCAACGGAGCGCCGTTCGGGTCCTTCCGCTGTAGTGCTTGTACTAACCAGGCCATGCATGCCTCCGTTAACGATTTGCCTCTAGCGTCCCGCTCATGGGCCGCCCGCCGCTTCACATGACGAGGACGCACCTCAATCTCCCGCCGGAGCTGATCGCCCGCATGGATGCGATCGTTGGCGAGAAAGGCCGTTCCAAGTTCGTCCGCCAGGCCCTTGCCAAATTGCTCGACCGCCTGGCGCCAGTCCCCGGCACGGTTGCCGGCGACATCTTCGAATACGATGGCGGACATGAGCCCCGGCTGTCCGCCGCCGGCACTGCCGCCATGCTCGCGGTCATCCGCAAGCGCGGCTTCGACGTCGTGATGCAGAGCCTCGACTTCAAGGACCCTGCTGAGTTCCTGCACTTCCTGCTCGGCCATTCCGAGCTGCCGAACGCGACGGTGACCTCCGTGTCCAGCCTGCTTGTCGCCTACCGGCTCAGCCGATAAACCGCCCACAGTTGCGGTTGGGGCGTGGGGTCAGAGCTCGTCCGGCACCCACTTGAGGCCACGGCTCGCGAGGATCGCGTTGCAATGGTCGAGCGGTGTCACATTGCCCGAGGCCGAGTAACACTGCAGGCTGTCGCCATCGACCGCTTGCTGCGCATCCGCCGCGTCAATCACGCCGTCTTGTCCCCAAAGCCCTAAGATTGGAGGAAGCTGCCCGTTCGCGAAACTCTGGATGATCTGCACGTCTTCGACCGAGGTTGAGCTATCGGCCATCAGATAGTGCGTGACTGGGCTCGATGTCGTCGGACTGGCGTCGGTCGTGAGCTCGCGAGAGAACGTCTCCGGGCCTTTGCCCCATGCCGCCCAGACGAGATTGGCGTTGTCGCGGTCTGTGGCCTTGATGAGACAGACGATGGGTTGCGTGGTCATTGGTAAGTCCTTTTGAACAGGGAAATGATGCCGGCGATCTCTACAGGCGTGGCACGGCGGTTCAGCGCGAGAGCGGCATAGAGGTTGCCAGCCGACAGCGTGCTTGGGCTGCCGCCATTGTTGTACTCACCAAGGCCGACTCCGCCGCCGGTTCCATCCGGCCCACCGGTAGGCGCTCTGCTGTCGACCAACGCCCCGTCGATCCACAGGTCTCTGCTAGTACCATCGCCAGTCATGAGCATGACGTGGTCGGTCGCACCGAGGTCGGAGCCAAATCCGGAATTGGTACTCTCACTGCCCCATCCAACAACCGGTTTCCCATCTGTAGCGTTCTTGCCAAGAAAGCAGCGTTTGTTGCCCGTGGAGGTGCCTCCGCCAATCATGATGCGAGAGGTCGCATCGGTTGCCGGAAACCGACACGCTATCGCCAGTGTGCAAGCAGCGGTTGGGATAAAGGGCGAGATCAGCTTGTCATCCGACCCGTCAAAACTCAGGTAAGGCTTGCCGCTGTTCGCCTTCCATAGCGGGCGCATTGTGGTCGTCGCCTGAAGGGCATGGTTGCCGGGGACGAGCTTGACGCTGATGTTGTCAAAGTCCGACGTTTGCCCAGCTGAGGCCGTGCCACTCTGACGAATGCGAACCTTGCTATTGGTTTCTGTCGCCACGAAATAGACTGGGGTAAACACCCCATCGGCGGCATAGGTGACGGTGGCAATGTTCAGGCTGTCGGCGTTGTTGCGGATTGTGACCTGCGGGTTGTTGCCCGAGATTGCGTACATCTCTCCGGTGATGACGTAGGTCTTGCCGACGACCAGGCTCAGTGTCTGTTCTGCCAGCGACCCCGCCGCAGATGCTGTCAGCCTCCCCCTGCCAGCCGTGCTCGCAATCGTCGCGTTCGTTGCGGTCCATGAGCTGGCATCGGTCGCAAATGTACCGTTGGTCACCAGTTCCGGCTGCGCCGCCACAATGGCAGCGTAACTTGTCCCGCTGCCCCATGAATGGTTGTCGAGGTCAAGCCCGACCGGATCGGTATCAGCGGCGACTGCCGATCCGCCAACGCTGGTCTGCAACAACCGCGTCAGATCCGACATCGGATAAAACAGGAACCCGTCCTCGCCCGCACGGAACAGCGAGGCGAGCGAGAACCCCCCGCCCTTGTTAGGGGTGATGGGGAGCGCCGGCACGGGCCGAATGGCGTTCCGGATCGACGGACGCATCAGCTCAGGCACTGTAGACCCCGCAGGACGGCCCGGCGATGCGGGTGAACCGATAAGTCCCCGCCGCCAGAATGCCGGACGGCTTGTCCTGTGTCAGGGCGCCGATGACGTTATAGGCACCGCCGTCGTCCTTGCTTTCCACCACGACCTTGGCATCGGCCTCCGGCGGCCCCTTGAGCGAGACCAGCGTGTCCGACGTGAAGGTCGTATCCGACGAGCTGCTGGCCGTCGTGCCGGTCGCGAGAATGCTGGTAGCCATGACCTATTTCTCCTGGCGTGTGGTGGATAGCGCGGCGCGGCCTAGCCCAGTTTGGCGAGGGTCGTGGTGGCGTCGTCGAGGGCGGTCTGCGCGTCGCTGACGGCCTTGGCAGCATCTACCTTGCTCGCCTCGTCAGCCGCCTGTTCAGCAGCCTGCGCAGTGGCAAGGGCCCTAGTGGCGGCATCGACGGCCTGCTGCGCCGCGGCGCGCTTGACATCGAGGTCAGGATCGATGGCCGCCTGGCGTGCCTTCTTGCCTTTGGGGGCATCGATATCGCTAGCCCAGCCAAGGCCGACTGCGACTGCGGCGAGATCGCCGGTGATGATTTCGTCGACAACGATCGTGCGCGCGAGGATCTCATCGTCGGGCTTGCCCGAGAAACTGGTTATGACTTTGGCCTGCATCCGGCCCTCCATGTGCAATGAGGAAAGGCCCGGCGCAGCAGCGCCGGGCGTGGATCGTCAGGTCGATCAGACCGGCGGGTTAGCAGGCGGCAGGATGGTCGGCGCCAGCACCCAGACGGCCGAGACGAACGCGTTGCCCGTATTGTTGGCAGGCGTGATCTTGGCACGAAGGTAGCGCTTCGAGCCGACGTAGCCGATCTTGAACACCTTGTCGTCGGCGGAAAAGTCGAAGGACCCCAGGGCAACGGTGCCATTGAGGAGCTTCGGATCGACGGTCGCGAACGTGCTGTTGTCGGAACTGTCTTCCATCAGCAGCGTGAAGGTCGCATCCGCGTCCGCGAGCGAGCCCGTCGCAATGATCAGCTCGGCGCCGTCATAGCCGAGAAGGTCAGCCACCTGGGAGGTGAACACAGTGTTGTCGGTCGTCGCAGCCGCAGGCGAAAGCGCGCGCTTGACGTCAAGCTTATTGTGAAGGTCCTGCATTGGACCCTCCTTTCGTCAGGGAATGATGATGAGGCGGGCGCTGTCGAAGCGCCCGCCAGTTTGTCGAAGGAGAAGTGGGGGGCGCCTTACGAGGTCGCGACCTTCAGCAGCTTGATGGCTTCGAAGTTCTGCACGCCGCCGCCAACGCGCTTGGTCGTGTAGAACGACACATAGGGCTTGTTGGTGTACGGATCGCGCAGCACGCGGATGCCGACGCGGTCGACGATCAGATAGCCGCGCTGAAAGTCACCGAAGGCGACCGGGTACGCATTGGCGCCAACGTCCGACATGTTGTCGTCGTCATACTGCGGATACCCCAGCAACGTCGGCGGATGACCGAGCTGCGTGGCGGGCTGCCAAAGATACTGGCCGTAGCTGTCCTTGAAGCGACGGGCCGTGCCGGCGGTCTTGCGGTTCATGAGCCAGGACGCGTTGGTGCGATAGCCCTGCTTCAGGGCATAGGCCATGCTGATCAGCGCATCGACGCCATTGTTCGAGGCGTCCGACAGGGCCGCGGCGACGCCGGTGGCGATATAGCCCAGCTTGCCCCAGGTGTAGGACGCGTCGGCAATCGCCGTGTAGCCAAGGATGCCACGCGGCTTGGCGACACCATTGCCGGAAATGAAGGCTGCGCCTTCCTGTTCGGCGAAGGTGATGCTTACCTCGTCGCCTAGCCACTGAGCGATGTCGACACTGCCGTCATCGAGAAGCCCCTGCGTGGCCGAGGGCATGGCATAGATTTCCATCGCGGGGAATTCGAGGGCAACGAGCGTCGGCGAGTTGGTCTCGGTCCGAGCATCCTTCTCACCGACCCAGCCGCTCGTCGCGCCGCCCTGGCCGATCAGCTTCTTGTAGACCGCACTCGAGATGGGCACGACACGGGCGAGCTGGCGCATCGTCGAGACGGTGCTGAGCACGCGGTCGATCGTCGTCTCGATCTGCTTGCTGACGGTGTAGCCTCCATCCGGATCCGAGGAACTGGAGGCCGCAGCCTTCACCTCGAGCTCGCGCAGATTGTTCTCGACGCCCTTGCGGAAGAACTGGTCGAAAGCGGCAGCGTGCGCCCGTTCATTGGCGTTGAGTCCGGCGCCGGAGTCGCCACCCAGCTTGGCTGCGGCGACTGCTGCATTGATCTCGTCTAGCGCAGCCTGCAGCTTGGTCATATCGGCGCTGATGCGATCAACCTTTTCGGCCTGCACGACGTCGTCGAAGCGCTTGTCGATGCCCTTGAGGCGCGCGTCGTTCTCCTGCTTGAAGGACTCGAAGGTCTTCTGCAGGTCGGCAAGGATCTTGTTGGCGTCGCTGGCATCCGCGCGCACGCCAACCAGGCCGCGCGTCCGGCGCGGATTGAGCAGAGCATGCTCCATGGTCAGTCTCCTAGGACTTGAGGGTGTCAATGAGCCGCTGAGCGGCCACGAAGTCGAAGCTTGCATCGCGCGGGGCTTCGTCGGTCCGGCTTGCATCGCGCGGGGCCGGAAGACCCGTGCCGATTTCCCGAAGGATATCGGCACGGGCGGAACGGTTGTGACCGGCACGCGCAAGCGCTGCCTCGGTCTGGCGCCGCGCCATCAGGGCGCGGTCGCTGGAATTCTGTGTCGCATCAGTCGCGGCGAGCGCAGCATCCTCGCTGTCCGCGAAGCCTTTTGCGATCGCCTCGGTGGGTCCCATGAACGTCTCGGCGTCCATCAACTTCTCGATCGCCTTGCGGTCGATGCTGGCGCGCGCGGCGTAGATGTCGACGAGACCTTGATCGATGCCCTCGAGGACGTCGGCCGAGGCGCGCAAGTCATGCCGGTTACCAACTACGACGCCCCAGGCATTGTGGACCATCAGGAACGTCCCCGGGCCCATGCTCACCGTGTCACCAGCCATGGCGATGATCGAAGCGGCCGAGGCCGCCCAGCCCATGATCTGGATATTCACCTTGGCCGGATGTGCGCGCAACAGATTATAGATCGCGATGCCTTCGAACACATCGCCACCAGGCGAGTTGATTTGAACGTTTACGTCTTTGTTGCCGATCGAGCGCAGGGCGGCAGCTGCCCGCTTGGCGGTGAATCCGCCACCCGTCCAGAAGTCTTCGCCGATAATGTCGAAAATGCTGATCGTATCGGCAGCATCGGCTGCAGCCATTGGCCGCTCGGCCCACTTGGCCAGAACGTCTGACGGCGCATCCCACTGGAAGTTCTGCGGGCGCGCGATGCTTTTGGCCTCAGGCAGGCTGCGCAGGGTCATTTGGCTGGTCTCCAGTTGAGGATGCCGCGCTCGCGCCGGCCGTATTTGGCGGATCGTAGTAGCGGCCACCCTCGCCATCGGCTCGCGGGTTCTGGTCTTCAAAGGCGAGCACGTCATCCGGGCTATAGACGCCCCACTGCAGGGCTTTGACGTAGGCATCCCAGCGGGTCTTGATATCGCCTTTGACAAGGGCGGAGCGATTGAACCGCACGTAGGTTCGCTCTGTTGGATCGCGCACCAGGCGCGTCATTGCCGCCTGTTCCCACATCGTCAAATAGTCTTCGAGTGTGTAGGCGATGAAGGCCAGGGTCTGCTGCTCGATGCCAGATCCCCAGCTGGTCGATTTTTCCGTGTCGCCCAGCATGAACGGCGGCACACCGAAAAACATCGCTACTTCCGTGCGCGAAAACTTGCGGCTTTCGATCCACTGCGCATCGAGCGACGACATCGTCAGCGGCGAGATCTCCATCCCCTCTTCGAGGATCAGAGCGCGGCCCTCACTGTCACCACCCTGGCGGTACTCGTCGAGGCTTTCGCGCAGATTCTCCATGGCCTCTTTGCCGACCTGCTTGGGGTGACGCAGCACGACACTTGGTCGCGCACCGTTCTTGAACAGCGTCGAGCCGTGCCGCTCCATCGTCAGCCCCAGTCCGATAGCTTCGCGAGCATAGGTAATCGGCGTAACGCCGTTGAGGCCGTCGAGCGTCAATCCCATCAGGTGGAAGACATCGCTCTGCGGCAGCTCGACAAGGCCGCCATCCTTGCGATGGTAGCAATAGGTTAGCGATAGATCATCGTTCTGCTTTACCTCGACGCGGTCTGGATGCATCGGGATCAGGGCTTGCGGCTCTGTCTTCGACCAGTTCCAGACAATCATGGCGTAGCCATTGCCACGAAGCAGATGATGCGAGCCCAGCATGCGCCGGAACTGCTGGGCCGTCTGCCAACCATTCGGCTTTCGATTCAGCACCTTCCAAACGGCGCTGTTGCTGGCATCCTCGCGCACCTTCGCGTCGACGCGGATTTTCACGTCGAGCGGCAAGTTGGCCTGTGGGCCGGTGATCAGTCGCACCGATGCGAAGACGGCACCCATGCGCAGGGCGGTGTCGGGCGTCACTGCTAGCCCGGCCGCGCTGACATCGCCCTCCCGGAGGTACTCTTCGAGCTGCTGGCTCGTCGTTATCCGGACGCCGCCATCACCGCTCTGCACCGCCGCACGAGGCTCAATGCGTTCGGCAGTTGCCGACTGCGCCTGCCGGAACCAGCGTGACCAGATTGCCATCCGATTCCCCTCAGGCGACCAGCAGGCCGCGTTCACGATAGACCGACGGGCCCTCGACCTTATCTGTCGACATCGCGACAAACAGCGCGTTCACCAGGGCTGCGATGCCGTCGATCTTCTCTTTGCTCTTCGCCTTGCTCGGCTTGAGATTGCCGGCAGCATCCGTCTCATAGCCAGCGTTGCGTGCCATCCAGGTCATCACCGGATGATTGCCATGCTCAAGCTCGCCAGACACAACCAGGCGCTCGAGTTCCTTCGCCGGCGCCGTCAGGCTGGCAAAGCCCTGCCCGACCTTCACGATCTCGACGCCTTCCGCTTCCATGTCGTTCATGGTCTGCGTCGCGTTCCACCGATCAAAGCCGAACTGGCGGATGTCGTATTGGTCCATCCAGTCGTACCCGGCCTGCTTGATCCAGTCGTAGTTGACCGTGTTGCCCGGGGTCACTTCGATCATGCCAAGCCGCGCCCAGGTCTCATAGGGCACGCGGTCAACGCGCGTCCGGCGCTCAATCGTCGCTTCCGGCAGCCAGAACCGCGGCACAATGATCCACCGTGGCCAATCATCGTCGGGCGGGAAGGCGGCTACCATGGCCGTGATGTCCGATGTTGACGACAGGTCGACGCCGGCATAGCCATGGCGCCCCTTCATCAGCGCCGGCAACTTGCGCCAATAGTCGATGTTCTCCGGCTCGGCGCTGCACTTGCGCCACAGATCCATCGACAGCCAGCGCACGTCCTGCTCGGTCCACATGTTGAGGTGGTACCGCTTGAAATCGTTCTCGAGGCGCGGGTTTTCCTGCGCCCGCTTGCACTCTGCCGCGAGATAGTCCAGGCGCACCGAGATGCCGAGGTTCGGATTGGCCCTCTTCCATGTCGCGGGGGCAGTCCAGTCATCGTCGGCGCCGGCCGCGTAGATCACGACCAACGTTTCCGGGTCGTCGATCGTGCCGTCGAGGATCTTTTGGCACTCCTGCCACAGCTCCCAGCCAAATCCCTCCTGCGTCCCCGCCGTCGAGATCAGGAATTCGAGCGGCTCTTCGCGCGCGCCCTCCGACTGGTGGATGAACGTATACAGCCGATCGTCCGGCCACTCATGCACCTCGTCGCCGACCATGGCCGACGCGTTCTTGCCGTGTTTGCCGGTCGGCGTCCCGCTCAGGGGCTCGAATTTGGCACCCAGCTGCGGCACAAACAGCGCCGATTTCAGCGGCTCGACCACTTCAGCCAGGCGCGGCGAGTACGCGACCATCGTCGCCGCCTTGTCGAACACGATTCTGGCCTGGTCTTTGTCGGCCGCGATCGAGTAGACCTCGCCGCCCAGCACGCCCGTCGCCACCAGGCACACCAGCGACACCGCCGCGGCCAGCTCAGTCTTGCCGTTCTTGCGCGGGATCCACACGATCACGCGCCGATAGCGCCGAAGTCCATCCGCCTTGCGCTTCGTCCCGAACACCGGGCGGATGATATCGTCGCGCTGCCACCCCTCGAGGCGGAACGGCTTGCCCGCCCACTTGTCGGTGGTGAAGACGCAGTGCTCCTCGATCCACCGGCAGGCCGCATCGGCCGCCGCCGCGTCGAAGACGTACGGCGAGTCCTCGCTCATCAGTTGAGCTTGTTGCTCAGCGCGCCAACCGTCGGCATGTCGGCCGGAATGACCGGCGCCGGTACATCGGCGGTCGGAGTCTCGGAATCGCTGGCGCCTTCGTCCTCGCCATCGTCGCCGAACAGGTCACTGAACTGCCCGCTGGCGAGCGCCGCCATGCCGGCAATGACCTTCTGGCGGTCGATAGGCGTCAGGCCGAGCTTCTCTTCGAGCTTCACCAGGTCATCCTCGATGCGCGAGCGCACCGTGAACCATGGATTGATGCGCAGCATGTTCTCGACATGGGCCGAGCTGGTCTCGTAGACCATGCCGCCCTTGCGGATTTCCTTCGTCGCCTCGACCCAGTTGGCGATGTAGACGCAATAGCGGCCGAAGACGTCGGCGTGTTCGCGGCGCAGCCAGTGCAGCGAGCCAGAGAGCCGCAGCCACACCTGCTTGGCGATCGTCTCGCTCAGCCATTTCGGCCGCTCGATCGCCGCCCGTTTGCCACGCACCCGCGTCACCTTGCGGATCGGGCGCTTGCCAGGATTGCCGCGAGCTTCCTGCAGCTCCGGCGACATCGCTCTGCGTCCCATCGTCCGATCCACTCGCCTAAAAAAAGTCTCCGCCGAAATTTCGCGGCAATTTGTGCTCTGAGTGAGCTAAG